AATACTATGGTTCATTAGCTAACTTTGATGCTTCTGGTGCAGGTTTAGGTACTTGGGCAAATATTTATTTATGTAATGGTCAGAATGGAACTCCTGATAAACGTGGTAGAATACCAGTTGGTGCTATCCAAGGAGTTCCTGGTCTTGGTTTAAATCCTATTGTAGATCCAACAGTTCCTGGTAATCCAAACTATGCTATTTATACTACAAGTGGAGCAAACACTGTAACCCTTACAACAAATCAAATTCCTTCACATACACATAATAATACAGTAAGTCTTATTGATCCACAACACACACATAATTGGGGATATGGAAGAGAAGGAGATGATAATGCTAGTGGTAACTCTTATGATGAGTTTACATTAACTCCTGGATTAAATGGTGGTCTAGGAACTTCTCCAGTTTTACCAAATTCTACAGGTATAACTGTTAGTATATCAAATGCTGCTCAAGGTGGTGGACAATCTCATAATAACATTCCTCCTGTGTTAGCTTGTTATTACATTATGTATATCCCTGCTCCTTAATAATAAAAACCTATGGCTTGTTTACCTGGAATGCCCTGTTATGGGGAATTAGTAACGATTGTATATCCTAAAAATTGCGATCCATGTTTATATTTTAAATTTCCATCTTCTAAAGTTAATTATGATGGACCAAATCTATCATGCTCAGGAGTACAAACTGGAGATTGTTTAAATACAGTTTTAGAAAAGATTGATACAAAGATCTGTTCTGAAGAACTTGTTGCACAGATTATTCAGACAATTGAAACTAACGATGTATTGAAAGCTTATTTCTGTCAATTAGTTTCTTCTTGTTCTCCAACAACCACAACCACAACAACAATTCCATAAACCAAATAAAATATGACTGTATTAATAACATTAACAATTGCTGGAGCTGACACAGGACCATTCAATCTATATTCAAATGTGGATGGTTATGTAACTCCTTTTGAATCCAGTGTAGCTAAATCAGCTCTATTAGCTGGATATGTGTCAGTACTCGTTCCTGATGGAACCACTATAATTAGAGTGCGATCTCAAGGAGAGTGTACAAATTATCTTGATATAGTAATTGGTGGAACTACCACTACATCTTCTACATCAACTACAACAACAACAACAACAGTTGCAACTCCTACTAGTTGGGTGTTAATTGATTGTATTAATGGTTTTCCATATAGTATTCCATATAATCCTTCATTTGGTGTTGGTGAAGTTTATCAATTTTCATCAGGTGATGGACCACATTGTGGAACAATAGCATATTCTGATTCAGGAACTCCTGATTCAACATTATCTAGTCCACTACAACGTTCATGTGATGATAGTGTACACTGTCCACAACCTGTTTAAAATTTAAAAATCCTGTTTTGTTGGTTTTACAGGGTTCTCCCAGAGCTTAGGTTCTGGGAGTTTTTTTATTTTATAACTAATTTGATTAGTATCAATAACATCTCTAATTAAAAAGATTTGGTTTTTTAAAAAAGAATTTTGTATCTTTACAGTAATTTTAACTAAAATCGACCAAGTATGTCTGAAAATCAAACACTTTTGCAACAGTTGGGACAGTTGTTGCGACAAAAAAAGAGTAAAAAATTCTATGCTGAGAAGCTTGGAATTACAGAAGATGAAGTGAGTGAGTTATTACTAGAACTAAAAAATAAAGATATTGAACCAATGCCCCTTTTTGAAAACATTAAAAAGGTAAACATTGAAAAAGGAACTGTTGAGAGTACATTAGTTCTTGACTTTGAACCTAAGGATGATATTGAATTAGCTAAACTACACAAGATTAACTTAGACAAATACGTTATTACTAACTACTGGTCTAAGCTCCTACCTTCAGGAAAGTTTAGTTCTTCTGTGTTTTCTAAATTAAAACAACCTAAAGATTATACACCAGAAGACTTTGCTAAGTTTCTACAAAACTACAAAAGCACATTCATTACACAACCTGTAATGGTTGATGAGGATAAGGAAACAGTTGATATTGAATTATCATTATCAGACTTTCACTTAGCTAAAAGAATTGTGAATGGTGATAATAGTATTGAGAATAGAAAAGCAACCTACATGAGTGTTCTTGTAGATCTATTAGCAAAGGTGTTACGTAATTACAATGTACGTACAGTCGTATTCCCTATATCAAATGATTTCTTCCACACAGATAACTATCAAAACCAAACTACAGCAGGAACTCCTCAGGATGTGATTGTTGAATATGGTGAGGAATATGAGCATGGATTTGATCTTCTTGTTAAAGCAATTGAGCTTCTTTACAAACATTGTGAGAATGTAGAAGTGTTACTTGTTCAAGGTAATCATGATAAAACTAAATCATTCTATCTAGCACATGCATTACAAGTGTATTTTAATAATGCAACTGGTATAACATTTGATAGAAGAGAGAGTGAATTAAAAGCTACAATATTAGGAAACACATTTATTGGTTATCATCATGGTAACTGTAAGTTAGATGATCTTCCATTATTGTTTGCAACGCATCCACAATATGGATCAGCATTTGGTAATGCTACATATCGTGAGATACATACAGGAGATAAACACCACTACATGGCTAAAGAAGTTAAAGGTGTTAGAATCCAACAAATGCCTAGTTTGTCTGGTACAGATAGATGGCATAGAGATAATAACTTTGTACATAGTATAAGAGCTGCTCTTGTTTTAATTTACAATACAGAACATGGTAAAATAGGAGAGTTCGAAAGCAGAATTTAAAAATATGGCAACATTAAGAAAATTAGTTTCAGATGTACGTGCATCTCATAAATTGTTATCAACAGATTCGTTGATTACAGATAGAGCTATTGCATCTGAAATTAGAAACAATAGTATTCTCTTAATTAAAAGAGAGACCAATCTTAGAAAGCTTTGGGCTACTGATACTTTGTTTACAACTATTCCTTGTTTAGAAATGGTTCAAGTTCCTATTTCTGAATGTTGCGATTACCAAGATCCTTGCACTGTTGCAAGAACAAAATATAAAATCCCTCGTATATCTGAAGGAAACTATCAGTATTTAATACAGGGTGTCTATTCAATTAATGCTATGAGTGGACAAGGTAAGAAGCTTAAGGAAATCACTATCAATAGATATTTAAATCTCCTTAAGCTTCCTATCATTAAGAATCAAGAATACTATTGGATTGTCAATAATTATTTATATGTAAATAATCCTTTACTACAAGCTATTAGACTTGCTGCTTGTTTTGAAGAAGATGTTCCAAATGAAATAATGTATCCTGAATCTGGATGTGGAGGTTGTGGACCAATTGATGAAGATTGGTGCATGAATCCCCTAGATAAACCATTCTCTTTACCAGGATACTTAGAAAAACAAGTGTTAGACCTTACATCACAAAAACTATTACAGACATACTTCCAGCTTAAAACTGATATGACAGAAGATGGTATTGATGGACAAGCACCTAACTCAGCACCAACTAGATAATATTTATGCGTATAAAGGTAGATTGGAGAAGTGGGAGCAGAGATAGTTATAATAGTTTCTGCAAAAGATATCCATCAATTAAACTATCCTTTGATGAATGGAGAAATATTCTTTATTCATACAATGAGCAGTTCAAAGAATACATTCTAGAAACTGGTGAAAGAGCTAAACTACCATTTGGATTTGGAGAGTTCTCTATCAATAAAAAGAAGAGAAAGAAAATCAAACAAAACAATGGTAAAGAATTTATCAATCTTCCTATAGATTGGCAAAAGACAAAAGAAAAAGGAAAAGTTATTTACAACTTTAACTACCATACAGAAGGATACTTCTTTGGATGGATGTGGTTTAAAGACACTGCTAGATTTAGAAATCTAGATTTATGGTATTTTAAACCATCACGCACAACCTCAAGACTACTTTCCCATTACATTAAAACCAACGAAAAATATCAATATATTTATCAAGAATGGAAAAAATAATTTAACATGTCATACTACTATAAATATAATTTCATTTCCCCTGAGCCTGTATATGCCACTGTAAAAGAAGAATTAAAAAGCTACTTTGATACAGGTGCAGTAGATGATCTATTGTTCCCAACCTATCTTGACAAATGTTTAAAGAAGTTGGGCAGAACAACTTATGTTATTTCTCAGGAGATATTACACATTTCTGATTTTGAAGCTAGGCTCCCAGATAACTTTTATGCTGTAAGAGAAGCTTGGATGTGTTCTGAGATTCCTCAACGTCCTTATCAAACTGCTAACTCATTCTATTCACAAGCTGCAACACAAACAACTATTCAAATTGCTCCCCTCACTGTAGGTGGTGTGAATTGTGATAACCCTGCTTGTGCTGATCCAGGTTGTAATGGTCAATGTATGCCTTTGTTAATTCAAGCTGTATATAAAACTAATCAAGAGGTTGCTAGATCATACAGACAAGAATACTTACTTAAACCAGGTAACATCTCTGCTAGAGCTAATTGTGGTGTAAACTATACAAATAACTGGTCATTTGATGCACCAATTGTACAAGGACAAGGTGGTGTTGCTGGTAACTTTACTCCTGGTCAAGCTGGAATAGATTCATTTGATGTTAGAGATAATAAGTTTGTAACCAACTTCAGAAATGGTATTGTACATTTATTATTCTATGCCACTGAATATGATGATATAGGTAATCAATTAATCCCTGATAACTATCGTATTAGAGAGTTTGTTGAAGCATTCATTA